CCAAGTGGTAAGTCGACCAGGGCGGTAAGCTCTCGGAATCAAACCCGACGGGGATTGATGGTTAAAAGCCAACCGATTGACCTAAACCTTGGCCATAGAAGTAGTCAAGCGTTATTGAACGTTTCTACAAAATATATAACGACTAAATACGGATATAAAGATAGAACAAGTACCTATAAGGGAAAGGGAGTTGAAAAACTTGTGGTCTATCCACGTATTCACAACAAGATGCCTCGAACCCAAGCAAACAGTCCGAGGGCGGAGAAAACCGCAACTACAACCGAACCATCATATAAGATGAATAGAGCTGCATGGGAAAACCATATGAAAAGCTGTGGGTTAGTAGAAAACACTGTCGCATTCTCACAACGTAATGACAATACTAAATGTCATACATGTTTTGGAACTGGGCACTTATCTCATAAATGCCCCTGGGTACCATTCTTTGATAAGAATGGAAAATGCAAGAACCCATGGGGAACTACCACCGCTGAACAACAGCGAACAAAGAGGAAGAGAGAGACTGTGCCTGAACGAGATAACCCGTATGATGAAGATACATGGGACTTGTCCGATAAGGACCGACAGAGAGTTAAGAGACAACGCGGTCTCTTGCAGCGTAAGAATCAAAACCTGCTAAAACGCGCATCCACATATGTAAAAGTTGAACAGGATACAACAAAAGTATTTTGTGAAGACGATTATTATGGTGCAAATGACGAAGAGTACAATTCACGTACTGGTAAGAAGCTGCTATGGAAAGTATGCTCCCAAAACACAAAGTCGGATGGTACCGACGTAATCAATATCCGTGCCGGATTCAACGCGAATGGCAAGGGACCAGCGAAACCAATTGATGGAATAAACAATGATTGGGGACCAGTCCCGGAAGGGGTTGATAATGTGGAAGAGGAGTGTGACGGACCAATAGTATGGGCTCGAGACCTTGAATGGGGTCCCAATCATGTTGATAGGGACGAAGGTACTGATGAATGGGAACGTGATGAGGCTATGTATGGAGATTTGGATAAGATTCCTGTCCCCGAGCCCGCACCTAAAACCAACATGATTGATCATGATCCAAACGACGAGATTAAAGTCGGACAATCATGGGAATGGATGGATGATGACGAAACTACAAGTTGGGCTTGTAAGATGGTGAAAATTGACACTGTCGGATGGGGTCCTTTTAAAGAACCTGTTGTTTTGTCTAAACCCTCAACTGATAAACGTCCCGATCAGTTTCGAGGTGCAGATATGGTTCATAAGGAACCTACTTATAGTATGATTCGCTATACTAGGACGCCTGCCCTGTTCGGCCTACCGGTTTGGTTTTCAAAAACCATCGATTTGGTCGTGTCGGAAGAAGTTGCAACACAAGTGCTAACAGCTAGTAATGTTAATTACTCTTTGAGCCATGATGCGATATTCAACCGAATAACACAGGCAGCAAAGACCGTATCTAAAGTCAATGAAGATAGATACATGGTCTTGAATAAGTATTTCCCCCGTAATGACACAATCATCTTCGCTAATAACATTGCAAAATGTTATTTTTGGGATCGGAGAGAATTGAAATCCGGGGTGGATTTTACCAAATGCCAAGACACGACCAAACCAAAGTTGTAAGCTTCGGGTATCGAAGCTCCGAAGTGGTGCTTCCACCTGCTCCTAGTATCAAAGACAATACTAGCATAACAATGAGTGAGTATAGAGTGGAAAGCATCAATAGACCAGTCGTAAGATCAAGTCTAGGTTGTCATGTACTTGGCGCGGCAAACCCGCATCCAGATCCATCGGATTTGGACACCATGTTAGATGGTGCATGCCGCCGGTTTGCTCGCGAGCCTCCTAAGCCTGATAAGGCCAAGATGGAAAGGCTCCGCAAATTCGTGCGGAAATGGTTGGAGAACAATATGACTCCTTTGTCGGCAGATGCTGATACAAGTTTTGATACTTGGATCAAGTCGACGCCTTATCCTTTCTGGAAGAAAGAAGCTCTCCGTAAAGTCTATGATGAGACGCAAACAGAAGTTACAGAAAGAACTGTCTGTGGTGTGCATGGCGATGAGTGTGCTAGAGTAAACAAACACTGTAAAGTGAATTCATTTCAAAAAGACGAAACGTATCCAACCTATAAGGCAGCACGTGCTATTAATTCACGTACTGATGCCTTTAAAATTAGGGCTGGACCCATATTTAAGTTGATTGAAAAAGAATTATTCTCTAAAGAATATTTTATTAAGCATACTCCAGTTGACCAGCGTGCGGAGGAGATTAAGAGGGAACTAACTCAAGAAAATTCCAAAATTATTGGTACGGATTATACTGCCTTTGAGGCCTTATTCACCAAAGAATTTATGGAAACTGTTGAGTTCCAATTATATCAATATATGACGACAGAGATAGAGGATCAAGAATGGTACAAGATTGTATCACATACTCTCTCAGGTGAAAATCACTGCCAATTTAGAAATAAATTTACTATGGTAGTAGATGCTACACGAATGTCGGGCGAAATGTGTACATCATTAGGCAATTCATTTGCTAATTTGATGTCAATGATGTTCATTGCAGAAGAAACGCGTATGGAGAGTCTCCGTGGTCGCGTGGAAGGTGATGATGGTATATTTACATTTTATGGAAATACACCAACAGCTAAAGATTTCGCTGAAATCGGATTAATTATCAAGATAGATGAATATGATTCTTTGACGGAAGGATCATTCTGCGGTATTATTGCAGACGAGGATGAAATGATAAATATAACTGATCCGGTGGGTACATTATTGGATTTTGGTTGGACAACAAAAAGTTACGCTGATGCGATGCCCAAGAAGAAATTGGGGCTACTGAGATCGAAAGCATTATCACTAGCATATCAGTATCCTGGTTGTCCGGTTCTAGCCAGTCTAGCTCAATATGGTTTGCGCTTATCCGAAGGGATTAAAGCAAATTATGGAACTATGTGCGAATATGAAAAACATGAACTTGAAAAAGTCATTAAAAGTCACAAAAAGATTCCATACAAACCAGTTGGAGATAAGACTCGCCTACTCGTTGAGAAAAAGTTCGGATTGAAAGTGGAAGATCAATATGAAATTGAATCTTACCTGGATAATAAGAATGATCTGTCACCAATTGACATCCCGGTTATATTATCCAATTGTCATGTCGATGCACACGATTACTTTAATAAATATGTAATGACATATGGCAAATCAGAAATGATGATGCAAGTAGAGTGTCCGATATATGACAATTATAGCCATAAGAAATTTGAATTATTGAGTTTGAATTTTAATGAACAGAAAACAACAACGACTAGGAAATGCACCCCGCGCTTTACGAAGGCAGGTGCGGCGCGTGCGGCGTAGGCCCGCTCGCGCACCGGTGGTGGTTTACGAACCAGCTGCCGGGAGAAGGAGGGTACGACCAAGACGTGGTCGTAGAAGAGGAGGAAGTATGATGGGGACGTTAGCTAATGGAGCTATGTCCCTGTTGGGGAAAGGTATATCGAGTTTGATTACCGGGTTTGGCGATTATAAAGTGGAAGGCAATAGCTTGATGACAGGGGGAATAGATCCTCCAACTGTCGTGAATAGTGTAAACAATGGTGGAGTAATAATCCGCCATCGGGAATATTTACAGGACATCAGTGCATCAACACCCTTTAGCTTATTAACGTTACCAATAAACCCAGGGCAATTATCTACTTTTCCGTGGCTGTCAAGTATAGCAGCACATTTTGAGCAATACAAATTTAGGGGCTTACTCTTTGAGTATAAAAGCCTCTCATCAGACGCTGTATTGTCAACTGCTACCAGCTCAGCGCTCGGAAGTATTGTTATGGCTACTCAATATAATGCATTGAGTCCGCCATTCCCCAATAAATTTGTAATGGAGAATTACGAATTCGCAAACTCTTCTAAACCCTCAGTATCTTTCATTCATCCCGTGGAATGTAAGAGAGTTGACACATCGGTTGTCGAACTATATACACGGACAGGAGCACCACAAGTGAACTCCGATTTGAGATTATATGATCTAGGTAATTTTTCTATTGCCGCCGTTGGTATGCAAGCCACATCTGGTGTTGCAGGGGAACTTTGGTGTACATATGAGATAGAATTTCTCAAACCAAAGATTGAGAACCCCACCAACTCAACTGATTTAGTAGATCATATCCACTTGGCAGGAGGAATAACGGGAGCCGCTATATTTGACGGCGCAACCATGGACCCGACGAGTACATTAAACGGAACGTTTAGTACTACAAGATATTCCTTCCCAGAAAATATATCACAGGGCCGCTACATGTTATTTTTTGAAGTAAATGGAGCATCTACAGCAGTAGCACCAGGTGCACGCAGTTTATTAAACTGTGTTAGTATAACCTTATTTAGCAATGATTCACAGTCTAGGTTGACCTCAACTGGGACGGCATCTGCTTATTTTGATGTGTTATGTGTAGACGTAATTTTTAACAATGCATCGGTGGGATACACCGGAATGACGTTACCAACGGGAGTGACTGTTGGTGATTATTTTGTTATGGCTTTGCCTGGTAATCTTCAGAGTATGCTATTAAAGACTAATAGTACAAAATTAATTAAACGAGAGCCGACAGAAAACAAGGAAACTGTTGGAGAGGACTCGTTATTACCACCATTGGTGGCTCGTGCATTACGAGAGGAACCTGCTGAAGATGTGGATTTATATGGTGAATATGATTTTTATGAAGACGAAGAGCAATATTTTCGTGCTATGATACGAAAAATCATGCGTGAAACCAAAGATCTCAAAATAAGTCCAGAGTAAGGACTATAAATACTCCCCAGGCTGAATCGAGTCACCTGAGAAAACAAAATGGACTCCATACTCTTAGCTGAAGAGTTTAAAGAAACGGCATGAGTCTTTGTGGAAGACCTAAAATATCACACGTGTCGTTCTTATGAGAGTTCCGATGTCACACGTTAAAAAACATATCAGAACCAACGGTCTGTCCGCCTTGAAAATATAGGTACGGGGGC